AGCGGCCCTGCCGGCCTGTACGGGTTTCCAGGTCGATGAGACCCCCTCCCCCACCTCGTACGCGCGCCTGAGCGCGCTCTGCTCCCCCCATCTGAGTGAGCTTCGCCACACAAGGGGCGCTAGGGCCTCGGTGCGACCCTATTTATATAGTGGGGGGAGAGAGTGAGGGAGCGAAGCGACCGAACGAACGACCCCCACTCCACTAAGAGAGCCTGGCCCCGCAAGGCCAGGCTCAAACAGTAGTTAATAACTATCTACTCTTAACTAGTTCTCATAGTACTACTCAGAGCCAGCCTCTGAAAGGCTGGCTCTAAGAGATACCTAGATAAGTAATTACCTAGAGGTGTCTCTGTAGTACTTCTGTACAGGGCCGGCGCCAGCGAAGCGCCGGCCTTTCTGGGGAGGTATCTCACCGATGGCATGGTGTACCTCCAACCGCCGGCGACGTCTGCCGGCGGACTGGCCGCAGAGAGCGGCCCGAGTGCTCCGGAGAGACGGCCACCGCTGCCAGCTGCGGTGGCCCGGCTGCATCGGCACCGCCACCGAGGTTGACCACAGAACCCCTGGAGACGACCACCGTGAGATCAACCTCCAGGCGGTGTGCACTCCGTGCCACCGCAAGAAGTCTTCGAGAGAGGGCAACGCCGCCCAGGCGAGGCGGCGGGCCCTAAGATTTCGTCCTCCGGAGAGACATCCAGGTATCCGACCGAAGAAGCACGAGTAGGCCGAAGGAGGGGCCACATGGGGACTCGTGGCCCCATTCCCAAGCGATCAGACCAGAGGGTCCGACGGAACAAGGACGTCGTTCCGATCGAGAAAATCCCCGCCATCGGGCCTGTCGAGCAGCCCGAATTGCTAATCGAGGATCCTCACCCGATTACCGAGATGTTCTGGAAGTCATTGGGTGAGTCCGCCCAGGCTCGGTTTTACGAGCCGAGCGACTGGGGGTTCGCCCAGTTCGTCTTCTACAACATCGACTACCACTTGAAGTCACGCCGGCTCTCCGGTCAGCTGTTTGCAGCTATTAACTCCGCCCTTGCCAGCCTCCTAGTGACTGAGGGGGACCGGCGGAGGCTGCGACTGGAGATCGAGCGGGAGCAGGCCGAGGGCGCGGTCATCGATATCGCGTCTCGCTTCCGGGAAATGCTGGGACAGTAGGGCAGGTCTCCGGTGCCGTGCGGTTGTAGCTCGGGGCGTTCCTCCTTCCGCCTCTTGACGCTCCTGCACGGCACCGGCACCACGTTTGAGGAGCAGCGTTGGTTATCGATGAGAGCGACTTGCTCCCCGCCCCGAGTCACATTATCGGCCCCACCTGGCGTAAGCGTAAGGACGGCAGGTGGTACCTGCCAGAGTTGTCGCTCGGGTGGGGGGTCATGAATTGGTGGGCTACCTATCTGAAGCAGCCCTCCGGCCCACACGCGAAGCAGGCGTTCATCCCCACACTAGAGCAGGCGCGATTTTTGCTCTGGTGGTACGCGGTTGACGAGTCTGGGCGGTTTATCTACCGCAAAGGCGTCCTGCGGCGGATGAAGGGATGGGGCAAGGACCCTCTAGCTGCCGCACTGAGTCTCGCGGAGCTGTGCGGTCCGGTCCGCCCCGTCATCCAGGACGGCCACCTGGTCCTCAATGAGGACGGTCAGCCGCTGGGACAGCCGGCGGCTGCACCGTGGATTCAGATCGCTGCGGTCTCGCAGGATCAGACCCGCAACACGTTCACCCTGTTCCCTGCAATGGCCTCTGAGGCTCTGCGGGAGGAGTACGGGATCGAGATCCACAAAACGATCATCTACTCCCGCGACGGAGGGATGATCGAGGCCGTGACCTCCTCGCCCCTGAGCATGGAGGGTAAGCGGCCGACGTTTGTGATCAAAAACGAAACTCAGTGGTGGTTGGAAAACAACTCCGGCCACGAGATGGCGAACGTCATCGAAGGTAACGTCGACAAGTCCGCGTACGGCTCCTGCCGATCACTGGCTATTTGCAACGCGCACCGCCCAGGCGAGGAGTCTGACGCCGAGCGGGACTGGGAGGTCTACCAGCAGGTCCTTTCCGGCGAGGCCGTGGATACCGGGCTGTTGTACGACGCGCTGGAGGCGCCGGCGGACACCCCGGTATCGGAAATCGCGGACCTGATGGAGGACCCCGAGGCCTACGAAGCAGCCCTGGAGCGGCTGCGCGAGGGCGTCCGGATCGCCCGAGGCGACTCGGTGTGGCTGAACGTCGATAATATCGTCCAGGCCATTCTGGACCCCAAGAACACGGTCACGGAGTCCCGCCGCAAGTTTCTGAACCAGATTAACGCCTCCGAGGACGCATGGCTGGCTCCCCGAGAATGGGACGCCTGCCACGATCCTCAGTTGCGTCCTCTGGAGCCCGGAGACAGGATCACTCTCGGTTTCGATGGGTCTAAGGGTAACGACTGGACGGCGTTGGTCGCCTGTCGGGTTGAGGACTCGGCTCTCTTCCTCCTCCGAGTCTGGGACCCAGACAAGTACGGAGGGGAAGTCCCCCGAGAAGACGTCAACAACACAGTCCTCAGCGCGTTCGAAAGATACGACGTCGTCGCGATGAGGGCGGACGTCCGGGAGTTTGAGGCATACGTTGACCAGTGGGGTTCGACGTTCCGCCGGAAGTTGAAGATTCACGCTTCGGCGAAGCACCCCGTTGCGTTCGACATGCGTGGCCTCAAGAAGCAGTTCTCCTTGGATGTTGAGCGATTCACGGACGCCGTCCTTGGGCGGGAGGTTGTCCACGACGGCAACCCCGTCTTGCGGCGCCACGTCCTGAGCGCAGTCCGCCGGCCCACGCAGTGGGACACATTCACAATTAGCAAGGCTACGAAGGACTCGTCCCGGAAGATCGACGCTGCCGTGTGCGCGGTGCTGGCTTACGGGGCTCGGCAGGAGTTCGTCCTGTCGAAGAAGAACAGAGGGAAGGGGGTGCTGATCTTCAAGTGATTACGCCTGTGGTAGCAGTCCCGGACGACGGGACTATTCGTAGCAAGGTCCACCGCCTTTCCAACGTTTTGTTCTCCCAGCGGCCAGCATACCGCGAGAACCTGGCGTATTACAACGCCACGCACCGGCTTCGGGCAATCGGCCTCGCTGCTCCCCCTGAGATGCGCCACCTGGTAGCCGCCAGCGGCATTCCTCGGCTGTATCTGGACTCCGTCGAGGAGCGCTTGGACCTGGAGGGATTTCGTATTGCCGAAAGCCCCGGTACGGACGCGCGCCTGTGGTCCTGGTGGCAGCATAATCAGCTCGACGAGCAATCGAGTCTGGCGCACCTGGAGGCGATGATCCACGGGGTCGCCTACGTCACCGTGTCAGCGCCGGATGAGACTGCGGGGGACGTCCCCGAGGTCCCGGTGATCCGGGTTGAGAGTCCGCTGTACATGACGGCGGAGATCGATCCGCGTACCCGCAAGGTGACGCAGGCTCTCCGACTGTACAGGAGCCTGGACTCCCCTGAGGAGGACATGGCCACGTTGTACCTCCCGGATCGCACGCTGTACCTCCGCAAGGGCGGAGGCAGCCGCTCTGAGTGGGTCGTGGATGACGAGGTCGTACACAACCTCGGCGTCGTTCCCGTGGTCCCGCTCGTAAATCGGGAGCGGCTGTCGGACCTCTGCGGTCAGTCGGAGATCCTGCCGGAGATCCGCGCAATCAGCGATGCGGCCTCCAGGATCATGATGAACCTGCAGGCTGCAGCGGAGCTGATGGCGGTTCCACAAAGGCTGCTGTTTGGAGTTTCTGCCGAGGAGTTCGCGAATCACCCCGACAGCCCCGGGGCCACGCTGGAGGCGTACCTCGCCAGGATTCTGGCGTTTGAGTCTCCGGACGGCAAAGCGATGCAGTTCAGCGCCGCGGACCTGCGGAACTTTACGGACACGCTCCAGGAGCTGTTTAAGCAGGCGGCGGCGTACACCGGTCTGCCTCCGCAGTATTTGAGCTTTAGCTCCGAAAACCCCGCGTCCGCTGAGGCGATTCGCGCGGCCGAGGCTCGCTTGGTCAAGAAGGCCGAGCGCAAGGCCAGAATGTTCG